TTCTTGTCCTTTCAAGCTATCCGGGTCTTTAATTGATGTCACTATTCTACTTCTTACATCTTTTCCTTTTATCCAATTTTCAAGTATCTTTTTTCCACGAGTATAAACTTTAAATACTGTAATCGTTCCTTCACCTTTCAATCCTGTTATTTTACTATCAACAGAAATCCCCAGCTGTACCTCTTTTCTTTCCGCTGTAATTTTAGCTTCTACAGATTTTAATTCCGCTACTTTTTCATTATCAAGCCATATCTCCCCATAAGCTCCTGTTATTGTTCTATTCCCTTTTATATTTTCCAGCATTTTCTCAACTCCTTTTCATTACATTAACATTGTCAGGCTAAGTGATGCCATAGTATCGGTAAATCTCACATCACCTGTTAAATAAACATCATCACCCGTAGGATATTGCAAAATCTCTAACTCTGTCATGGTATCTACTTCCAACCCATCTGCTATAATGACTCTTTTCTGTGCTTCAATATCTATCTCCACTTTATTGTCATAATCTCCATTCAGTACATTTGGCGACATTTCTTTAAAATATACTTTTGTTACATTTGAACAGAAATTCATTTTATTGTCATAATCACCGATATAATTCCCAATCCAGTATTTTTTGAATGTGTCTCTTATGTCATCCACAATAAAGCACATTCCTTCAACAACTTTAATTTTTCTTGTGTCTTTTTTCCAGGTACTGTCAAATGTAGTTTTAGAGTTAACTCCATAGTTTACCCTGACTGTATCTTCATCCATATACAGGCTGAATTTACCAATTTTAGGTTCATAATCTTCAACTTCTTTCAAATCGTTCATAATGTGATTATCAGCACTACGGTTTAACGGCATACCTGCAATAAGTCCTGCTATGGCAGCTGAATATTCCTGTGCTGTAAAATCCCCATAAATGGATTTATATGTTCCGCCATTTGCAAGTTCCACAATAGCCACATGATCTGCCTTATTAGCGTGACTTGATACATATTTAATAGTTTTTCCAATTGGCCCGGTGTTTCCAAACTGCTGTTTTACCCAGCTTACAACTGTCTGATCTTCCGCTTCTATTGCCTGCGGATAAGCCAGCCAGTTAAATTTTCTCATTTCTAAATCTTTTAGTACTTTATCCGTACTTTCCCCATTCTGTACAACTCTGACTAATACTTTAAATGCCCCATAATGCATGGCCAAATTAATGTATTTAATACTGTCCGTATCCCAACTTTTAGTTTCAACATCCGCTATCGTTTTAAAGGTGTACCACTTTCCAGTGGCTTTTGTATCTTTCAAAATCAGGCATACGGTACCTCTTTCACTTCTTTGGATAGCTGTCGTTGCTAGTGTTCTGAATTCAATATTAATGCTTGGACTCGCATTAATCTGTCCAACCTTTGCCATTTTATCACTCTCCTATTTCTTTAATTTCATTTTTAAATTTCTCATTATCTTGTAATTAAATGGAACCCCATTTTTATCAAATAATGATAATTTCTTAAACACCTCATCACTGATCAAATCATTATTCTCATCAAATAACGATACTTTATTACCTTTTTCGTCAAATAAATCTAATTTTTTCAGCAGTTCATATTCCGTCAATTCAGTATTGTCATCATTCAATATTTCTTTTATTGTTTCAATGCTATTATCAAAAGTTCTCAAATCAGTCCTGTACACATCAAATAAATCTAGATCGAAGATGTAATGACCTAGTCCATCTACTATTTTCGTGCTATTATTTTTTAAAGTCAGATATCTATCCTTAACTTTTAAAATCTTATTTCCTTTAACTTCAAACATGTTATCTAAATCATCGAGCGCATTATATATTTCCGCTTTGTTATTTTCATCATTTTTAGGAGTGTATGTAATATCTATACTAATAAATATCCTCTCTTTATAATTTGCAAAAAACTCTTTTTTATAGTCGATAACCTGAATAAAATATGCCGGTCTTTCTAAATTATTTATGTTATCGATTCCGACTTCCTTACCCGTAAAACTGTCTATTTTACGGCTTAATGATTTTATAAAATCCATAAATTCCATTATTTATCAAACTCCGCTTTTATTGTTGAGCCTATTTCATCTTTAAATATAGGCTCTAATTTATCTATCGTTTTCTTCAGCATAAATACTCCGGGTACTACTTTGTTTGTTTTCTTACCGTAATAAACTACCCTGTGACCGTATTCAACGTGGTTCACATACTCCACATTGTTGTAAATTATCTGTTTAAAACTTCCACCATTTTCCCTATGCCAGCCCATTCTTAATTGACCTGTATCTGCTGGTGTTTCTTCTTTTACTTCTTTTATTGTTTGTTCAGCAACTTGTTTGAGTGTCATTTCTACTTTCTGTGGGGTATCAGTGGCCAGATTTTCTAATTTTTTTGCCAGTTTCTCCCAGTCGCCGCTAAGATTCATTTCTTTCCACTTCCTCCACTGCTATCTCCTGATGTTCTAAAAAATCAGTATATTTTATTGGTTTACCGGCTTTAAATTTATATTTTATTCCGCCTTTATTTACTAATAAAATATCATTCTGCTTTATGTCTGCATCATTACTGACTAATATTTTATACGTGTTCCTGGAACTGTTTATAATTCCAGGTTCAGTAGCCCTTAAAATTCCTACACTTAACTGGCACCTGATATTGGTGTAAATAACTTTCCAATCCTGATCTGTCAGCCCGTCTTCGTTTTTTGATTTTATACTTCTTTTGACCTCTACTATTGTATCGGTATTAAAAAACTCGTTTAGCATATCATACCTCCCTATTTTACAACTCCGAGCTTCCTGAAACGGTTCAAACTTTTTCTAAATTCAGCATCACCGTTTAAACCTGTGACAAACTCAACCTGCCTCTCTCCGCTTTTCATGGATTTTATATTTCTATTTTTATCAAAATTATATTTGTAGATGTATATAGCCGTAGGAGTTATCAGTTCCTCAGGAAAGTTTTCACGGTTCATATAGTTGACACTGTCCTGGATGACACTTTCGATAATAAACTTAGTCTTCTGTTCGTTTAAGCTTACGTCAGATATGGTTTTTATTTTTTCGTAAATTTTATCAATTATTTCAGTCAATCATATCACCTTCTCAATATAGAAAAAGTATGGTATTTAACCACACTTTACCTACGCTTCAATTGCAACTAAACCTTTTACTTTGTTATTCAGTATAAAACAGTCATAATAAAATCTACCTAGGAATAAAGTTCCTGAATAATTTTCTGAATCCGTAACCACTCTATATTCAGCTAATTTCACAGGAGCAACTGTTGCCGAATTATGTCCGACTAAACATCCGTAATTTTTAGTTGTAGCTCCGCCTGCCCCTGTTTTAATTTCCATCCATTTTTTAGTAATTCTTACTATTGGCACTCCATCAACCATCCCTACTAACCCGTTTATTTTTATGTTCTGCCCAATATCTGATGCCTTGACAAAGTTCTCATCCTTTTTCAATTTTGTTAAAAATTCAGGTGTAACATAAGCAATTCTGTTTTGAGGTACATCCGCATCATTTAATTTCTCCTGTGCCTCCAAAAATTTGTTGTATGCGTTGTTAGCCGCAAGACCTGTCACTGTCTGTGATTTTGTATCGCAGGTCTTAAGAATTGTTTCAAATCTGTACTTCTCAATTTCAGGAATTACTCTCTCCCTCAACTGTCTTGCCAGCACTTCCCCTGCCTTAATTTTTGTCTCATCTTCGTCCATTTTGTCCAGCAGTATTTTAAACCCCCTGTCCTTAGTCAGTGTCATTTCCTGCATTGAATTCTCTAGGACGTCTGCATTTCCATAACCTGTGTTTCTGTTATAATCCTTATTGTCAACTGTATTAATTGATGTCACTTTTACAGTTTTGGCTCCTACGAAGGTGTAATCATTATTTACTATTTTCTGTGATACTGCATCACTTGTAAATCTTTCATCAATTTTATCTGCAAATATCTGTGTGTAAACCATTGCCATATTTTAATCATCTCCCTTTTAAAATTAAAAAGAACTGAAAGCCTTATCAAACGCTTCAAGTCCTATGTCTTTTTTATCTTTTTCTCCGTTGCTTCCGCCATTCAAACTGTTCGGTACTCCGCCGCTCTGTGTTTTAAGATAGCTGGATAGACTCTCGGAAAAAGATTTCACACTGTTTTCAATTTCTTCTTCTGTATTCCCGGAAATACTTCCCAAGAAACTGTCAGGAATTTTATATTTCCCTAATGCTACTTTTTTCAATTCATTGTTTTTCATAGTTGCAAGCTCCGAATTTGAACTTTCAAGCTGTTTCTGAAGTTCAGCAAGGCTCTTATTATACTTTTCCTCTGCAGTAAGATTAGCATTATTGATTCTTGTTTCATACTCCTCAATCGTCTCTCCGTGCTTTCGCTCCAGCTCTTTTTTTTCACTTTCAAACTTTTTAGTGAGCCTTGCAACTCTCTCTTCAATCAGTTTATTCACTTCATCCTGAGTGAATGTTTTTATCCCTTCTGACATAACTGTCCCTCCTGTTTAAAGTCCTGTACGACTATTATTTTCTGTCCAGATGTTTAATGTCCCTCAGTACGACAAATAAAAAAGGAGAGGTTTTAATCTCTCCTGAATTGTTACCTTGTTATTTACTACACAATCAAATAATCTAATGCTTTTTTATATTTTATAGCTCTGCCTATATCTTTCTGAGTTATAGATCTTAATCTTTTCAAA